CCTGGTCCTCCAAAGTCTTCACACGTGCTGGGAGGACTTCGAGCGCGTGTACGCGAGGTTCCACCTGCGCAACCTTGCGTGTGAGTGGTTTTAAGACGTCCACGTGCTGTTCTAATTGCGCAACTTTGGGTGTAAGTGGTTCAAGTGCCTCAATACGTGGTACATACGTTTCTAATCTTCCAATTCTTGGTACGTGTGCTTCAAGGTTCTTAATTCTTGGTATGTATGTTTCAAGACGCTCCGTTGCAGTTTCCAATGTATGTAAACGTGGTAAGTTTTGTTCTATACGGAGTATCCGTCCAACATTATTTTCAATGATGGGCACGTATGTATTGAGCTTTCTCACGTCACTATCCGATTGAATTATAATGGGTATGTACGCGCCAATCTTCTGGGTATCTTTGGTCAATCTCACAATGTCTTGAGAATGTGTATCAATCACATCTGGAATGTATTCAAGTTTTGAAAATCTGGATTCAAACTTCTCCGTCTGTGTAACCCTAGGTTCTAGGGCATTTAGGGCGTACTCTAACGAATCACACTTGGTGATAATATGTGGAATATGGTGTACATCTGTAACTTTAGAGGTCAATGTAGTACCCAACTGTTCGAGTGTCTCAATTCTCGAGACATTTGATTTCAAATCAGATTCTTGGGCCACCCCATACAATCGTCGTCCATCTCCGATAAACTCATAGGCGACGACCGAACGCGAGGCGCGCACTATACCATCTATATGGAGTTCTGAACCGACACACACATTTCCTTGGGTAGTCACAGACGCGACTGTTAAATTATTTGACGTGATATCCCCAATTTGACCAAGTGTGAGACCTGTGAGATGACGTCCATCTCCGTGATACTGGTGCGCGTGAATATCCTCCGTGACGCGTAGATGAGGCATTACATACCCCAATTGGTCGTACGTGACGTTTGAAAGGAGACCACCATCACCAAAATAGGATTTGCTGTGTAATGCACCATCAATGGTGACGTTGAGAGGAGTGTCCGAGCGAAACGTGAGGTCACCATCATAGTCGAGAGACACCGCGTTGCGACCCTTGACCATTTTGATTGAGGCACGGTCGTGGGCGTCAGAGTTGGAATCACCAACCACAAACTCGGGATTGTCTATATAGTAGGTGTTGATTGTGGTCACATTGACCACGTCCAATTGTTCAACTTCAAGGTGTTTAAAACGTGTTTTTACATTTGACGAAGACCCTAATTCAGTAATACTTTGGAGGGACAAATCATTTCCAAACACAACTTCTTTTGTCTCTGGGCTATACATAAGTACATTCGATGAGACACCGTGTCTCATTGGCGACACATAGAAACCTGGGGATTCTATGTGTGGTATCTCAGTTTTACCCGCGTTCAAAACGATTGTATGTTCAGGTTGATTTTCCGAAGTATGTCGACCAAGTCGTATCTTCTCCGTCAGATGGAAAGTATTGATGTTTTTCACCATTTATATATTAATGTATTTTAATTTGCGTACACAAGCCCAGCCATACCATTTTCTATCCTGAGAATGTTATAGTTTACGGCGTAAATTGGATTTACAATGGGTAATGATTCACTTTGTATCTTTGCAGAGTCTATACGGCTAAAATTGAGAGACCCCGAGGGTTGATGAAGACTTGATGTTAAACAGAATGCGTGAAAGAATATATCTGGAGACGTCACAAAGTTTGTATGATAGTAGTGGGACACGTCAACAAAGTGGGTCTTTGCCCATTTATATTTACAAATATCCATACCATTGATACTCAACTTAATACGGTTACCCACAGCCGTGAGTGCGCTTTGTGAAGCTGTATTAGAACTCGCAATGTACTTGACTGGATGATTAAAATTCAACTCCTGCACAAGCTCGTGTGATGGAATATTCTTTTGGACTTGGAATATGAGCATATCATTTGCGCGAGATGCGATGTTCCCCCGTTCCTCGTTATCAACATAGTAATAGTTTGAATAGGCTTCCCAGTTATAGTCTGCGGCATTTGGACCCCAACGGATTCTAAGTTCCACATCGTGATACTGAAGGGCAACCAAAGGTATCGCAGATTGTGCATTTTCACAGAAAAAGAATCGAAATGGATAGAAATAAGACCTTGAACTTAACCCTGGGTGGGGTCCATTTGAACTTTTTGAAACATTCTGTGCGAACGTATCAATCGCAATCGTTTCACAAAAGAGTGAATCTTGTTCATCTATCACCTGTCCACCAATCAAAAGTTGTACACTGTCGATATACTGCGACCAATCTTGGATGTCTACACACTCTGTACCATCATCTGGGACCAAGAAGGTGTATCCCAAAAGGTCGCCACTTCTCTCAACTCGAATGGTTGATAAAGAATTATTTTTCACAGCTCCATAGAGTGTATGTTTTTCAATGGACTGTGAAAAATTTGAATGTCTTTTAAATGACGAATTAAAAAACGATATCTCAGGGTTTCCTGTAATATGTTCATCCTGAGCGCCAATCGCCACTAACTGAACAATACCCGAAGACATAGTATACTACTTTAAAGGAAGAAAATTACAAATTAGGTTTTCTACACACAAATCTAAGAACGAGGAAATTATTGGCGTTATCATCCGATGGTTTAATTGTGGCGCCATTTTGATCACGAATCGTTACACTGAGACGGTCGACTCGCCTGATTGGGTCTATATATTGGGTGGCGATTGTGTAATTGTCTTTGAAAGTAATGAGGGCATTACCATCAGTCACAAGACTCGCGAATGAACCTCGAATCATACTCATAGATGCTTGACCCGTGAGAACATTGGATGCTCGGTCAGAAAAAATGGAATCTAATTCCTCAATCGAAACATAGCAATGTTTGGTGGATACATTAGAATTGATATGCGCCGCGAGGAGTCTGGCCTGAACAACATTGCGAAGTGGTTGTTGGAGATGGCACGTAAAAGTATTCGCACTGTCTTGACCAATGGTATCGACAGTTATGGTGTGATACTCGTAATCGAGGTCTGGGATAGTTTGGGGGGAAGTCACCAAAGCCATTTATATTACTTTAGATTAAAGATCCGCCGATTCCATCTTCAATTTCATACGCCGCGTGGTCGGCGACGAGTTCTTGGGCACCACAGAGGCCACCTGGAGTCAAGCTCTTGGTATACGCGCTACCCTCACTGGTGTGTCCAGGGGCACATTCCAACTTGTTCTCGAGATCAAAGATGGACTTTTCACTGACCGCCTTCACAGTGATGTGTCTGGGCTGGTATCGACTGGTCTTCTTGATAGCACCAAGAATGTAAATCAATACAATCAAACCAAAGATGGACATAACGGCATTTCGGTTGGCTTTGTTGAGGGTAAACATTTATAATGTATACATATAATTTTTTTTAAAGTGCGTTAAAGGTAATTGAATAGTTTCCTTATAAAGAGTAGATGGACGAAGAAATAGTCATTGATCGTGGAAATACTACTGTGATGAAATTAGACGCCGACGAACAGGCGCTGATGGATGAGATTGAAATATCAACACCACGCCCAAAACCCGTGCCCCGACCCGTGCAACAAAGTCACAGACCACGTCCTCCTGTGCACCAAGAAGCTATGGATGCTTTTGTAAATCCAAACAAACAAACTGCCCCCAGTCAGCCCCAACAGGAACAGGAAATTGATTACGGTGATGACGACGACGAACCAATGTTTTTTGATGATGAGGGACCAGGCCCCCAAGAGGAGATGCCCTCCAAGGGGTACTCGTCTATTGATGAAGAAAAGGCGGACCTCATTAATAAATTGGGACGCCTTGAGAAGAAGGGGTTTGCGGTGAACAAGAGACTCACGGCGTACTCCAATGTTGAAGAATTGAGAACTGAGGTCAAGCGTATCACCTATAGCATCGATGTCGAACAATCGATACGATTTTCAAGACGAATGTTGGTGGCCTGTGTGACTGGCCTTGAGTTCCTTAACAAACGCTACAATCCATTTGAGATTCAACTTGAGGGTTGGTCTGAGTCTGTGATGGAGAATGTGGATGACTACGATGGTGTCTTTGAGGAGCTCTACGTCAAGTACCGCTCGAAGGTCAATGTGGCGCCAGAAGTCAAGCTCATTATGATGTTGGGTGGTTCAGCGATGATGTTCCACTTGACCAACAGTATGTTCAAATCTGTGATGCCCAATATGAATGATGTACTCAAGCAAAACCCAGACCTCGTGAACAATATGATGCAAGCGATGCAGAATACGACACGTGCGCCATCTGGTCCAGCGGATACAGCCCCTGTGGGAGGCACGGGTCAGTATGAGATGCAGGGACCTGGGATTGATATCTCAAGCCTTATGGGTGGTGTGATGATGCCCCCACCACCCCCAATGAACACCACACCACGAATGGCGGTGGAGGAGGATGACGATGATATTTCAGACATCGTGTCCATCTCAGGTGAATCGACGGGTGGTGAAGTCAAGGAGGTGAATGTCGATGCCTCGAAGTCCAAGCGTGGTCGCAAGAAGAAGAAGACAGAAATTAATCTCTAAGTACAATATAAATGATAGGTTATTGTCCTCTGGAGGAACTGGAACCTCCTGTAAGACAACAGGTTCCAGTCGGTGCTCCAAAGACTGAGACCGAGACCAAACCACCAATGGGTCTCGAAGAAACTGAATGTAATTACGTCGTGATGGCTTTCATTGTCGGCGTTCTCTTCCTAGCCGTCTCTGATTCCATCAGGGCGTAAGTGTTTACTCTAATTCTACCTTTGGGTTTTCCCCGAGAGGTAAAGTTATCTAATATGTGAATGTTGAGCGTATGATAGTACCACTCTTTATAGATTCAAGTCCACCACCATTTGAGGTCATTACATCAACGACGAGGTCATATTTGTATGTTCGTGTACCACCCGTATCATATGGTGAAATGGTAACGGTTGTTTCTGTTGTGGTGACTGTGGGACTCCAAGGGTAAAAGTTTGACCCACCAAATATACTCTTCGTACCAACAGCGATGGGTACAGTGGATAAGGACCCGTCATCTGTACCCCCTTGAACATCAAGAATCATTGTACTTGAATCCACAACTGTGGCGCCATCTGTACGCCTTAAAATACCAAAAATCTTAGCATAAAATGACGGTTGTCTAAATGTAAATGTTATAGTTTTGTCGTTGAATCCTGTGATAGTGACTGCGTTTGAATATTTTTTACACGCCACCTGGTCAGAGTTTGTAATAATACCACCATTCACGTGAAGAGATGTATTTGCCGTCTCACCACCGAGACCAATAGCGACCTGGTCACCCAAATCAATAGCGCCATCGACGGTCAAATCTCCACTGATTTCGAGGTCACCTTGAACAAATGTTGTACTGGAGTGTGGTTGAATATAGACATTACCGGTTGTACTCGACATAATGTTAGACGTCCCCCCAGTTGTTTTGAGTTCTATGAGCACATTACTTGTGGAATGTTCAATTCTTGGAGTCCCATTATAGAGGTGAAATCGTGTCGCGGGTGTCGCTGTGCCTATACCCACATTACTCGTGTGAATCATATGA